CCTTGAACCAGGCGGTGGGCTTCAGGAAGGGCCTAAGCCAAGGCAGCTTCGGCCCGAGCCGGAAGTGCCAGCCGCTATCCTGCGGGAAGGGCGACAGAACGACCTTAGCGTCCTTGCAGCTCATACCTTCCTCCTGATGGCCTTGCGCAGCTCAGTCGCCTCCGCCTCAAGCGTTTTCAGCTCAGCCGGGGCGTCAAGCTTAGCGGCAAGGTACGCTCGAATCGCCCGAATGCTCGCTAGATCAATCTCCGCAAGGCGGCGACGCGCCTCAACGTCCTTCTCGGCCGCCAGCTGCTCGGGCGTTTTCGGCTGCACGGTAAAGGTTACGCCGTCTGTCGTAATCATCCCAGGAACGGCGTCGTCCGGCACCAGGACGAAGCCGGGCTCGTCGTAAGGCTGGACTTGAAGCAGGACGCCGTTTGAGTCGAGTTTTCCGTAGCGCATGTTAAGCCACTTTCTCAATGTATACTTGGGAGTACACCTCGTTATGACCGGCAAGTGAAACAGCTACGCCTAAGCCAATCGTCGAGGCAGACACGGCTACATAGTGCCGCAGCTCAAGAGCGCTTGTAGCAGAAAGAGTGAAGAAACCTCCAACAAAGCTTCTAGTTTGAGCTTCAGTAGCGACGCGAGCATACTCAGATGACCCAGTCAGCAAGACAGACCCAGAAGTTGCGTTATAAAGGAAAACCTTATGAACTTCCGATTTGTGACATGGAGCGCTTGCCAGCACGTAGTACGTACCTGCCGGCAGAGTTATCTGATTGCTAGACAAGCTGGCGCCCGAAATTGTGTTACGAACAACAGTGTTCAACGTACGAACTTGGGTTCCGACGGTCGAAGACCCCCCGGGGGTGCCGCTCGGTTTTTGGTCCTCCACGTAAAGAACCGGGTTTTGCTGCACAAGCAGCCCGCCTGAGTTCAACGTGGCAACACCACTAGCCACCCCCTCGTACGATAGCCGCTGCACCACTGTACCCGAGGCGTTCAGAGTGGCGACACCGTTGGCAGCGCCCGGAGCCCTCCCAGAATCCGCGATATCGCCGCCAGACGTAAGAGAAACCAGGTTCCCGGCAGTACCACCAGATACACGCCCAACCGCCGACAACGTATTCCTCGCCGTAGCAGCGTCTGGATCGTCCAAGAGCGTCTTGGCGTAGTCAGTCACGGCAAGCGCCCCGACGGTCGAAAGATCGATGTTTTCGAGCCCGCTCTCGTCCGCCTTCCAACGCATGAACTTGTGCGCCGACGGCTGCGGCACCGTAATGCTCCCTTGCGTACTCCCAAGCGGCAGCAGAAGCGCGCGGGAAATCGCCTCATTGAGCTGCTGGTCCCGCGCGGCAGACCGGTCGAGCGCACGCTCCAGCACCTCCGCGTCGATCACCGCCGTGTTCTGTAAATCGACCTCCTGGGTTAGCGGCACGATCCGCACGATCAGCACATCTTTCCCCGTGGGCGGAGGCGTCACGAACACCACATTCGTGCCGAACACGCTGTAATGCGTCCCTTGCGTCTGCAAGGTCTCGACGCCGGTCGCCGTGTCGATAAGATAGACCTGCAAGTCGCTGGCAGCGAAGAACGGGAACGTCACGCCGAACGTCGTGGACGTCCCGTTACCCGAATAGCGAACCTTGTTGGTCGTATTCGTAATCGTCATTGCCCACCTCCCATTGCCTCGGCGTGCTGCCGCAGCATCTCCGCCACGACCTCCTGCATCTTCTGCACTCTCTGCTGCGAGTCCGGCGGCAAGACCTCCAGCCTCGCGATCTCGTTGGCCAGAGACAACGTTTGCTTGAAGATGAACGCCTTCTGGTAATCAGGCAGCTCACGCCACTCTGGCGCTCGCATGAACCCGGCCAGCATTTGCTTCATGAGCGTCCCTCTACGCGCCAGTATAGCATGAACCTGCTCTGGCGTCAAGTCTATCCGCCTCTGCTCTGTCGGCAGCCGCCCCGGGACCACCAGATACCGATCTGGAAAGGTCAGCGTCAGCATCAGGCGGTCGGCTTCCTTTTTGATCTCGCTGTCAGTCTCCTGCGACACCCGAGCGGGTAGGAAGCCAAGCAAGTATTGAGACTGGACCGGATCACCGAACACATCCAGCTTCGGGCGCAGCATTTGCCGCAACACGGGAATCTGCGAGAAGATAGCCTCCGCAACACCATCCACCTCACGGTCCATAGGGTCAGCCAGGCGAGCGATCTGGCTGAAGAACCGTGGGATCAAACCGGACGCATAAGACTCCACCAGGCTCTCGCCATAGCGCCCCGGATCGAGCAAGGCCGTCATCACGTTCGCCAAGCCAGACATGTACGTCGTGCTAACCGTCGCATTCCCCAACAGCAACGCGCCCAACGCGAACGCTTGCGCCCGTGGGTTCGCCTTAAGCTCGCCGGACAGCTCGGCCAATCCGGCAGCGGTAAGCAGCACCTTAGATATAGGCTCGAAGCGCGAAATGTCGTAATACTTATCTCCAATGCGCAGACTGTTCGGAATGAAGCCAGTTGACCGACGCACAGGCCCACGCTCCTTCTCGAACAAATGAAGGCCGGGGCCATTCAGAATGCCCTGCTGCTGCAACTCGAACGCAAGCCACATCAGCCCGGTTCCGACGATCACGCGCGACACAGCCTGGCTCGCACGCTCTCCGCCCGCAGCGAAATCCTCGCGCCAACGCTTCGACAGTAAGGCGAACGGCCCGGTAAGCTGCGTCGCATAGGACAGCATATTGACCGGCGTTCGCACGAACAGGAACGCGAACTCGGCGGGGGTGCCAGAAATGGCGGAAATGAACTGCTCTGTGCGTCGCCCAGGGCGCTCGGCGAACGCTGCCTCAAGGCCACGATCCCGAATTTCCGCCACCTCGCCCACAGACAGCACTTTCTCCGGGTCGGCCAACCCACGCCGCACAAACTCTTCGAAATCGACCGTTCCGGGTGTCAGACCCTTCTCGACTGCGCGAGCCACCAGCCGACGATGCAGCACGCCACGCTCCGCCGTCACTGTAAACAAGGCGTCCGTCGCGGCAAGCAAACGAAACGGCAAGGACGCGAGGACGCCTCCGGAGCCGGATATGATCGGCTTGGGCAGCGCAGCCTCGACCGCCAGACGAAACTCTTCCGTACCCGGCTTCAGCCCCGCCGCCCGCGCGGCATTCTCCGCAGATTTACGCGCCTCAAGGATTCTAGCGTCTGCGACCAGTAAACGGTCGCGGGCCAAATACAGCGCATCGATCAGCCCGTGCTTCAGGCCGTAAAGCTCCTGAAACGCGATTGACTTGAACTCAGCGGCGGTGATTGGCTCGCCGCGGGCGAAACGGCGTACCGATTCAACCACAGCCTCCGTAGGGCGAAGAACGCCAGCTTGCGCCGCGAAACGAAGAGTGTTGCCGATCAGGTTGGCCCCGTAAGTCAAAATACCAGACAAGGCCGCCGAGCGCCAAACGTACAGAAACTTATCCAACGTCGTAACGGTCGGCAGCTTGGCCGCCAGATGAACAACCCCGGGGTCGTCGAGGCTGGCAACCGACTTCACCAGCTCCTCGTAACTGATGCCGCCCTGCTTCAGCCTGGCTTGAATGCGCCCAACCTCCGCTTCGGCGGCAGCAACGAACTCGGGGTCGTATTTCAACTGGCGCATAATGCGCATGAGGCGCGCAGCTTCAGCCGACGCTCCAGTCACCAACGTCTGGAGCATCCGCACCTGCTCAAGCGACGCAAGCAGCGCAAGCTTCTCCCCGGGGGAAATGTCGGCAGGGTCTTTTGCCGCTTGAGCACGCGCCATGTCAGCCGCACGACGCGACGCCCCCTTCAGCAATATCGCTCGCGCTAACAGCTCTTCCGGCGCGGCAGCAAGCGTGACGGGCACATCGCCGCCCGCCGTAATGCTCGCCGCCGTCTTGATCGCCTGCGGGTCAGACAGAATTCCCCGACGGGCCGCCTCGATGTCCGGAGCGAACGCCTTGCCGAGCACACGAGCGACGACGGTAGCCACACCGGGGTCAGTGATGTACTCGTAACGCAACGGCAGCGTGTCGATGTCTTCGCCCCTGGCGTACTTCATAACCTCCTGACGAACGTCTTCCAGGCGCTGCAAGTCGAACGTCGCTTCCACGCGGGCCGCCGCAGCTTTCGCTTGGAGACGCTCGGGGATAAAATCCTCGGGCGCATCCTCCAACAGCGCCTTTCGCACGTCGGCGTTCTTGGGCTCCTCACGCGCAAGCGCGACAACTTCCTGCGGGGTCGCGCCTGACTCAGCGTAAACACCGCGCAGTCTGTTCCGCGCCCGCGCAACCGCCGCAGCGCCAAGACGCCCACCGCCAACCGTCAACGCCAGCACCCAGGCCCCCGTCTCGAAGTCTTCTGCCGTAGGAACCCGGCCAGAGAGCACGGACGACAGGCTGATGGCGGTCGCCCCACCGGCCACAAGCCCCGCCCCAGAGCGAACCGGAGCCGAAAAGCGCCCGAACAGCCCACGGGTCAGCGACTCGGCCTTGAACCCCAAAGCACCAACAACGCCCTCACGTACCGCCGCGGTCAAGCCAACGCGAGCAACATTCTCCAGTTCGTCGAACGTCCGCACGCCGCCCTGCGTGTACGCCTGGATCAACGCCTCCCGCAGCCCGGCGGGCACGCCAGCCGCAGCAAAACCGATACCGAGCGGACCAGCCCGCGACGCAACAGCCCCCGCGACGAAAGACAGCGGAAGGTCCGGCCCAATAAGGCCGAGGGTATGCGCCACGCGCATCAACGCCGAAGCGTTTTCAGGCAGACGGTACTCAGGCAACTCACCGCGAAGAGCCAGTACCGTCGCCGACTCCTGCACCCCGCCGAGAAACGCCTCGATAGTGTCAGTGGCGACCCTACCAGGCGGTGGTGCAGCAACGACCGACTGAAGGCTCGGGATGTCTCCGACTACGACAGGCACTATTCGGGTCTCCTAATCTTCCCTTCGACCATGCGCCGGGACGGCCCAGACTTGCTACGAACCTCGTAGTTCGCTGGGTCCGTGATGTCGCCGCCCTTGTACACAAGTTCCAGCGCTGGGTCGGTTGGGTGCGGAAGGACGTCGCCAGGTCCGGACGGACGGACGAGCTTGCCGCCGACCGCCAAAGCGGGTTGGCCGTCGGGCGCAGGAAGGACCGGATGAAACCCGGAGGGCTGCCCGCGACGCCGATTCCGCGCGATGATCTCCTCCAGGAACCCAGGACGCAAGACGTAGTCCTTAGACGCCGGGTCCAGCAAGTCATCGAGACGCCCAAGCTTCGGGTCTGCGCGCCGCGCTTGCGCCTGCTCTAGCACAATCCTTGTCCACTCGTTAGCAACTCGCGGCGCCAACAATGGATCCATCGTGAACAAAGGGTTAGTCCGAAGGCTCGTTTCCACCTGATTACGAAGCCAGGTCAACCGCGAACGAAACGACCCGCTCAACTCATTGCGCACCCTGTGGAACAGCTCGCGCGCATACACGGCATCCCGCGCCGACAACCCCCCGGATGTCAACGCCTGATAAATCGCTGTGTCGTCATTGATAGCTCCAGGAGCATCTTCAGGAGCGAGAATGCCGGCGATAATCCGATTGAACACGACCGGATCGGACCTGACGTCGCCAGACGTATTCGCTTCCCGGAACGTGCGGAGAGTACGAACCAAATGCTCGCGGTCCTCGGTCGTCAAATCCGTGTTCGTCAGAATGTCCTCTTCCTTCACTTGGCCGCGGGCAATGCCGACGAAAATGGAGTCACGAACCTGGTTAGACAGCCTCCGACGCTCCTGCTCTCGCTGCTCCTCCTCCTGCCGACGGTCAGCCTCTTTCGCTTTCTCCACCCGCTCGGCCAGCAGAAGCAACGAATCACGTTGCTCTGGCGACAGCGTCCACTCGCCACGCTTCAGGCGCTCCTTGGCTTGCGTCGGGTTGAACCGAATAAGCGACTGCACTGCCGCCTGATGCAGCCGTTGCGTAAGCTCGGTTCTCATCCCGTCGAGCTTCTGGGCGTCCATGCGTCCCGCAAAGGTCGCCAGAAAAGCGTCCAGGTCTTTTTGAGCGGGCCCGTAAGCATCCGGGGCCTGCATCACTTCGGTAGCCAACGCGCTCAACAGCTTCTCGCCGTCCGTCTTGACCTCCAGCGCCGCCCGCTCCGCAAGAGCCGCCCGCCGTTGCGACGCCAAGGTCTCCTCCAACTGCGCCCGGTAAACCTGCCACACCTCCGCGCCCGCACGGGTCTGGAACGACACCTCGTCGGCTTCACGCACGATAGGCTCAAGGGCTTCCTCTATGGGACGCCCCTCCGCTACGGCGCGTTGCAGGGCCTCAGCTGCCTTAGTCCGAAGCTGAACCTGCGTGACGAGCGCTTTCCGCGCCTCGGACGCTTCGACTTCGCTACGCAGCTCCTCGCCGAACTGGCGCAAGCGCTCGAACCCAGCAGCGCCGAAGTCCTCCGCCGTGATTCGCGGCGCCGGCGCAACGCTGGGGAACGCCTGGGACTGGAATGTGGGAAGCCTGGGCATCGTCAGAACCCACCGCCAATCGTGAGCGACGCTTTCTTGGTCTTAGGCTCGTCCGGCGTACTGCCCCGCTTGATCGAGCTAGCCAACCCCACAGCGCCGCCCAACAACGCTCGCCGAGCCCGCCCCTTCGCAAGGTCTCGCTCGAACTCCTTGACTCGCGCACGAGACTCAAAGTCGTACACGTTCGACTGCTCTTCAAACACGGACTCGGCGACCGTGTCGGCCAGCACGTCCAAGGGGCTGCCGGCCAACCCGGTACCCGACGCGCCAGCAGCAGCGGTTATGGTGCCAAGACGACGGATACGCTCACGCTGAGTCCGCTCCGCCGCCAACTGCCCGAGCCCGCGGAGCTGCTCCGCCTGCTGCGCCGCAAGAGCAGCCTCCGATTTGGCCGCTTGCCGCTGAGACAGCGCGCTCCCGAGCGTACCGACAGCGCTAGCAACCGTCGCAATCGTCCCAGCGTTCGCCGCCAAAAAAGACAGCGCTGGGCCCAAGAACGCCATGATCAATTCCTCCGCACGTACATGCAAAAGTCGCGCCCGCCTGGAGCGAATCCGGGGAGCACGGCCATCCGCTCAAACTTAAGAAGTCTCGCCCACCGCTCCCCCTGCTCGAACCCGCGCAGAACGAACGTCCACAGCAGGCCGTCAAACTCCGCCGCCGCCCGATTCGCTGCCTTCGTCAGCGCGATGCCGTGCTCGCTCTCGCGCGCAACGACGGCATAAGCGTAGGCGTTACCAGGCCATAGCTCCGTGTAGCCAAACACCATCTCGACCCGGCCATCGATCTCTGCTGCACGCGCCCCCTCGGGCAACCCGCCGGTCAGCGCCAGCGGTTCGACAGCGCCAGCAAGCAGCAAAGCCGCCAAGTCCGCTTCAGTCGCAGGGCGTACAATCATGACGCGTCAGCAACCTCCAGTTGTTGCGCCACAGCAAGCACCACAGCCGGCGTCGGGTCCGAGATCTCCCAGTGAACCCGCCCCAGCCGGTCGTAATCCGCTTCGAGCCGCTCGCGGTACACGCCAGAGAAGAGCCCAGGCGGGTCACCATACAACTCGCCGAACACGCGGGTCAAGACTTGGGTGAGCGACCCACCCACTGGGCCATACCGCAGCCCCAACGTGTCCAACAGGAAGAAGCCGATCCGATGGATACGCCGGATTTTGAGCTGGGGAGAGCCGTCCACCGTGGCCGCCGGGACGGGGAGGGTATCCGCCTCAGAGACATACGAAAGCCCAACCTGCACAACAGACGCAGCCACCGGCAGCGTAATCTTCCCGTTGGTCACAATCGCGGGCGTCACGGTAGCGCCATCAGCCAACACGGCAACCGTCTGGCCCTCCAGATGCCACAACCCTCCGACCGACGTCCCAGCAGGAGACAGCAGCCGGGTTACGCCAGCGTCCACGAAGAACGCGGAATAAGAAGCCTGATCGACCCGCCACGTCGGTGTCAGCAACTCGACATACCGCCGCGTCACGCCATTAATGTGCCGTTGAACGATCAGGTAGAGCACGTCCTCGCCTGACGTGACAGCCGGAGCCACAGCCATAGACTCGACGACCGGGATTCGCGTTCCTTCCTCGTCTGAAGCCCCACCAAACTCGTGCTGATGCCAAGCGAGCGCTCCACGCTCCCGCTCGTAGGTTAGGCCAAGCAGCAGGCCATCGGCGCGCCGAAACCACACCATCGGCTGCGGTTGCGGCTGGAAAACCGCCTCGACGACGCTGGTCGAGAACAGATGCTCGGCGAGGAGCGAAATGTCCGGCGCCCGAAAGCCGTCCGATTCGAACACGTAAGCAAACTCCCTCACACGCTGGCCGGAGCGCTGAATGAACAGCACCGCCTTACCGGGCGACACCGGGGCCACGGGGAAGCTCCCGTAACGAGTCGTCGGCTTGGCCGACACGTTGCGCGGCGCCAACGCCTCGTTGAGAGACGCAGCCCGGATAATCCACTCGCTGCCGGATGTTCCGCACAGCAGCCCCTTCTCATCGGCGACCAGCCAACGGATCACGTTGGCGTCGTTCGACTCAAGCACGATGCTCACGGCGTTGTCGTCAGCGACGACGCCAGACGTCGAAGACGGGGCGAAATCTTCGGGGAAGAAGGTCTTGGATCCGTCCACCCGTTGGGGCGACGCCGTAGCGCCCCCGAGGAAAAGCCGCCCCTCGAAGAACGCGCCGACCGTCGGGAACCCAGTCGTACCGGACCACAGCCCAAGTCGCCAGGACGTCGTCGCCGTCGTGCCGCCAAAAGCCGATTTGACGGAAACCGTCACGCTAGTGGACGACCCGACTGCCGTGATCTCTCCCCAGCCCCACGTCGAGCCGTGCAACAAGCGAATCGAGCGACCGACGTCGGACGAAAGGAAGCCTTGCCCGTTGTTGATGCCAGTCGTCGAGCTGGCCATCACGGTTACAGAGCCGGACGTCCCTGAAGGCGTCAGCGTCGTCGGAGTGGCGTTCGTGGGAAAGTAAGGCCCGTCGTTGAACGACGCGGTCGTCAGCAAGAAGCTTGTCGGGCTGACGCGCGTCAACTTCCGCGGGGCGTAATTCGGGTGCAAAAGGTAGAGCGTATCGATGGACTGCACCCAGCGCAGCAGCGGAAGATCGCTCTCCTGGTAGGGGGAAGCAATCTCCAGAATCTTGAACACCGTCCCGCCAGACGTGTAGGCGTCGTATCCGGTCGAATCGACGTTGACGGGCGTTCCGGTCAGGTCCTCCTGAAGGGAGAAGCTGTTGGCCCCCGCCGACGCAACGACGAACTCACGACCGTTCACCTGGCCCATCCCGCCGACGCCAGTCACCAGCACCCGGTCGCCGTTAGCAAACCCCGTAGAACCGGAGTAGGACAGCACAGCGGGGTTGGCTTTCGTGATCCCCGTGATACTACGCGAGTCCGACGCGACGATCCCGCCGGACGCGAAGAAGCGCATGTACTGGTGGCCGACCTCGACGATGTAGGACACCGAAGCCGACAGCACAAACGGTATCAGACGCGCTTGCCGGTGAAAAAACTTGGTCCGCGTGAGGAACAGCGTGCCGCTGCGCCGCGTCCACGCTCCCTGGGACAGCGGAAAAGAATTGCGGCAAAGCCCGAGCCCGGACACATACGACTCCGTGTCCGAGCGCGCAAAAAGCAACGGGCTAAACTCGCCCGCCGCAAACGACTGTTGAGCGTGAGAGACGCGAGTCACAGCATTGCCACAATCCAGTCGTCCTCAGGAAACTCCTGCGGCGGAGTCTCGAACGCACCAACCCGCTTGGCCTCCGTAATCGCCTGGGCATAGGCCGCTTGGGCCAACTGCACAACCCCGCTGGACTGATTGATCTCGTAGGCCAGCTCGACCGCCAGCAGGGAGGACAGCGCTTCGGCAAAGGCCGCGTCGAACTGCGTCGCGTCCGTCACACGCGCGACGTAGCGCACGGCCAACGGAGGCCCATCAGCGGTTACGATCTCGGGCCCCTCGATCCGCCAGTCGCGCTTGTTCGTCCCCTCGGGCGGCAGCAAGCGCAGGAAGTCGGACGGCAGCGGGTACCGGTACAGGTCCCCGAACGTCGTGCGCTCCGATAAGGCCGGCAGCAACACCCGACGAATCGCAAACCCCCACGGGTACGACCGGAGCAACCGGTCACGTACCAGCGGGTAAGCCGCCGCAGCCGAACGCGCGTTCGGATGATCCTGGTCCAGCGACTGAATCCGCTGCGCACCCAACCGCTGCAACGCACGGTTGACGATATCGATTTCGCTCGCCACGAATCACCGCCGCTTCGCCAGCTTCATCAGCGTGAGCGCCAGTCGAGCACGCCGCTTCGTCGTCTCGGGCGCCCGAGACCCCGGGGCCAACACCTTGCGAGCATACGAAGCGGTGTCCATTCCAGCCCGCTCCGCCTGCTCGCGGAAGGCCCCGGGGTGCTTAATGGCCTTTTGGATGAACTTCTCAGCCATCAGAGCGACGCTTTCATCGTCTTGATCTTGTTGAGCAGCGTCTCGACCGCGACCATCAGCCGCTCTTTCCCCTCGGGCGTGTTTGTAAACACCGTATCGTCGTAAACAAGCGCGATATAGCCCATGCTAAGGGTACCGCCCGTAGCCGGACCCTGCCAGTCGGCGGGGTTGGCCGAAAAGCGGCTAAGTGTGCTCTGGAATCGCTTGATCGCCATAGCATCACTCGTCCACAACGAAGAGCGCTTCGAGGGTCACGACGCCGGAGGCAAACGTCGCCGGGGCCGCAGTGATCGTAAAGGCGATGTCGTAATCGATTCCGGGGTCGGCAGCCAGCCCGAGCACCTCCCACAGCCGCTTATGCCGTTGCGCCTGGTTGAACGTGTTCAGGAACGCAACTTCGATCGGTGTAACGTTGGCCGTCCGAAGCTGCGTGCCGGCGTTGATGAAGAACGCAGCGGACACAGCCGCGCCGCCATTGGGCAGATACAGCCCGAGCGAAGCCGTCAGCGCCGGCGTGCCGCTGGTATCTATCTGCTGGTTGGCAAGCTTCAGGCTGCCAAGGCGAGCCCGAGACGGCACGCGGAGAATCCGCTTGACGTCGTTGACCGCCGCGGACGTGAAAGTCAGACTGCCGAACGTGGACCGAACGAAGCCGTTATACTTGACCGGGTTCAGCTTCACGCCCGCGTTCGCGTCCAGAATCACTTGAGAAGATTCATGAGCCATTAGTTTTCCTCCTAAGTGGCCCCGCCACCGCCATCAGCAGCAGCGGGGCCATGGCTACGATCACTGCACTTCGATCTGGATGACCTTGCCCTGTTGGAGACGGGTCGCTCCGACAGTCGTGCGCAGGAACACCTGCGTCGCGTAGTTCATATCGGAACGCTCGTCCACCCGAGCCATCACATCCTCCCAGATGCCAAGGTGCATACCGCTCGGCACCCACACGGGAAGCAGACGGCTGCTGCCGGACGTGGGCACAGACTCGATGATGATGAACTCGATACCCATGTACCGGCGGACCCGACCCTCCTCCATCACCATGGCCGAGTTGAAGTCCTTGCTCGTGACTTGGACCTCGGCCAGAAGGGCGTCGTGGTCATCAGTCGTGATAGCAGCGTAGACCGGCTCGTTGATCTCCCCCTTATGAGCCTTCATCAGCCTCTTCAGGGCGTCGCGCAGCTTACCGACGTTGAGCGAGTTGTTGCCGCCGGTGGCCAGGGCGACCTTGTAGTTGGTCGTGTCGAACGCCTCGTCAGTCGTCCCGTTCTCGCCCACCTTGGCGGTGCCGAAGAAAGCGGCCATGATCTCGGCGTCGTGCGCCCGCGCCATGGCGGCAGCGCCGGCCTTGACATAAGCGCTGGCCGGGTCGATCAGCATGCGAAGCCGATCGGGCCGATCGATCGGGCTAGCCCAGACATAGTCAGTGGGAAACACCCACCGCTTGTCCTGGGGAACGCTGATGATCGGGGTCGTCTGATGACGCCCAACAACCTTTTGCGCTTCAGCCGCGCCGAACTGCTCGACGACGCTCGCGGCCTTGCCGACGTAGCTGTCGGTCGTCACCGCCCGGCGAAGG